CCATTACGACCTCACAAAAAACATCATGAATCATGATAATAAGCAAATAAATATTATTGCACCTAGAGGTCATGCTAAGTCATCTATTGTAGGTGGTATCTTGCCTATGCATCATTTGTTTTTTGGGGAGGGCAAAAAATTAATTGTTTTATGTTCTAGGACGCAGGACCACGCAGTCAAGTTATTAGGGTTAATAAAGGATACACTTGACTATAGTGAGCAATGTAGGCAATTATTTGGATATTGGGGTTCTCATTCGGCAAAGAGTTGGGCTAAAACAGAAATTGAGCTGAAGGATGGGTCCATGGTACTATGTAAAGGTACAGGACAGCAGTTACGAGGTATTAAGATAGGAAACCAGAGACCTACGCTCATCATTGTAGATGACCCTGAAGATGAGAATAATACAAAGACAGCCGAGGCTATGGAGTCAAACCTTAGATGGTTGCTACAATCGGCTGTCCCTTCAGTAGACCCCAGAAAAGGTAGAATCATTGTTATTGGGACTCCTCAACATGAAAGATGTATGGTTGAGACATTAAAAGAGATGAAAGGCTGGAGAAATCTTTCGTATAAGCCTGATATTGAGAATAATAAGGCATTATGGGAAGATTGGTGGTCTATAAAAAAATTATTACAGAAAAAAGAAGAATTAGAGTCTATTAATCGTCTATCTGTTTTCTATCGTGAGTATATGTGTGAAATAGTAGGAGATGAGGACCAGCTCTTTAAAGCTGATGATTTTAGATATTTTAAAGGTGAGGTTTGGTTGGATAACGATAAAAACGCCTATATTGAAATGACAGAACCTGAAAAAAAGCAAATTCCTATAAATATCTTCACAGGAGTAGACCCAGCCTCAAGTACAAAGCAAACCGCAGACTATAGCGTAATATTTAATATTGGTGTAGACAGCGATGGCAATAGATATGTTTTACCATATTACCGAAAAAGAGCTACTCCGTTAAACTTGGCTGAGGCGATAGTAGATAATTTCAGAAAATATCGTTCACAGAAGACAAGAATTGAAAGTGTTGGGTATCAGGAGATGTTGAGAGAATATGTCATAAAAAGATGTGAAGATGAAAATTTGTTCATTCCTGGCCTAAACGTAAAAGAAAACCCACGAAATTCAAAAAGCAGAAGATTAGAAAGCCTTCAGCCTATATTTGCAAGAGGTCAGGTTCATATGGATAGAAATATGCAAGATTTTATAAATGAACTGTTGTTATTCCCTAGAGGAAAGCATGATGACCTTTTAGACGGAATGTACTATGCAAATAAAGGTTCATATACTCCTCATCACGAAACTAAAGAGAATCAAACTCAAGTATTAGGCTCCCCTATTAGAAAAGTAGTGGATTGGATGACTGTTTAAATAAAACACTTGTGGCTTGGTGTATCTGCTGAGATAGTTTTCGTGCAGTTTAATGCCTATTAACGTTCATCCAGAAGTTCAAAGGTCGGAAGACCTTATATCAGACTACCAAGCACAGCGTTCAGACTGGGCTTCTCAGGCTATGGAAGATGATGAGTTTAGAAATAGCTCTCAATGGACATCTGACCAAGTAAAGATTCTAAAAGGTAGAGCACAAAGTCCTATTATTGACAACGTTGTTCATCCAGCAGTTGAACAGGCAAAGGCACTTCTTACAGCAAACAAACCAAAATTTCAATCTACAGGTAGAGAAGATAGCGATACTAAAGTAGGGCGAATCTTTTCTGATATTATGTCTTATATCTGGGACATATCAAATGGCAATACAGAATTAAAACAGGTTATTGATGATTATTATGTAAAAGGTATGGGAGCATTAATTGCATACGTAGACCCAATGATGGATTTTGGTAGGGGTGAAGTATGTTTTAAGTCTATTGACCCTTTTGATTTATTTATTGACCCTTCGTCTAGGGATACATTTTGTAGAGATGCTAGTAATATTATTATTTCTAAAATACTTACAGGAGAGCAGGTACGGAACGCTTATCCTCAAGTAACTAAAACTAATGGAGAAGGCGGAGGGACTCTTTTATCTCAGATGGTAGAAAGTACAAATGAGTACTATCCATCTAATAGTAGAGATTCTTCTGAGTTAGACCAAAAAGTTGGTCCAATTAATGATACTAACTTAACAGATAGCAAAACTTTTCAGGTAATTGATAGATATGAAAAAGTGCAATTACCATTCTGGCATTGTATAGATACTACGAATGGCAATGAATTCATACACGCAGATGCAGAATATCAAGAGTTCTTACAGTCGCCAGCTTGCATTGTTGAAAATTCACAAGGCATAGAGCACGTTACTGACAAATATAAAGTTCAAGAATTGATAAATATGGTTGAGCAAATAGGCGAAGTGTTCCATATGATGATTGACCAACAGACAGGTCAACCAATGCCAATGCCTGGCGAAGAACACGAAGGTGCGGTACCTGGCTCTACTACAAGAATTACAATTGTTACCATAGCTGAATTGGAGGCAGAGGGAATTGTTGCTTGCAATAAAGTATTGGTAAACAGAATAAAGCGTGTGCTTTCTATTGGTAGAGTTATGCTGGCAGTACAAATAATGGATATCGAAGAGTATCCAATAGTGACCCTTATGAATAGGCATAATAGAAACCCATATCCAATGAGTGATGTGCGTTTCATAAAACCAATTCAGGAATATATAAATAAGATTACTTCTCTTATAATAGCTCATGCCAGCTCTTCTACGAATACGAAACTATTGATACCTAGAGGTTCAATGAATAGAAAGCAATTAGAAGAAGAGTGGTCAAGAGCAGGAACTGGAGTAATTGAGTACGACCCTGAACTAGGACAGCCAATTGTTGCTGGACCAGTCCCTCTGCCAAATGAATTGTATAAAAATAGAGAAGACGCAAAAACTAGTATATATCATATTTTAGGTATTCATCCGTTACAGGGCGGAGACCCTTCATCTGCACCTAATACCTACAAAGGTACTGTGGCAATTGATGAATATGCACAGCGTAGAATTAAGTCAAAATTAGATGACATTGACGCAATGCTCAATCAAATGGGTAAAGTTATTGTTAGTTTAATACAACAGACTTACACAGATGAAAAAACTATTCGCTTAATGAAGCCAGATGGCATGGTTTCAGAAGCAACTATGAATCAGCCAATATTTGACGATTTAACTGGTGAAGTATTAGGTCGTATGAATGATGTAACTATTGGACAATATGATTTAATTGTAGTTAGTGGAAGTACTCTTCCGTCTAATAGATGGGCAAGATTTGATTATTATATGAGTCTTTATGAGAAAGGTATTATTGACCAGCAAGAAGTATTAGAACAAACTGAAGTTGCAGATACAGAAGGTGTTCTAAATAGAACCAGNATGATACAGCAACTACAGCAACAAGTAGAAGCTCAAGAAGAGAAGATAAAAGAATTACAAGGCGACCTACAAACAGCTCAAAGAGAGTCTGTATCTGATAGGAAACGTGTAGAGATAGAAAAATTCAAGACCAAGCTAACAGATTCTGCAAACAAAACACAGAAAGCGTCTCAATTGTACGAGGCGAGGTTGAACGATGAGCTTAGTAAGGTCAAAGAAGAAAATAGGGAAATAAAGTCACAACAAATAAACCCAGTTGCTGTCAATTAGACAAATTGGGAAGGAGATATAATGACTGAATTAATGAATGACCCTAACATTGCTGAATCACCAGACCCAAGTGTAGATAATGTTTCTACAGATTATTGGGGAGGTGAGACAAATGTTGAGTCAACCCCACAGGATGAGGCTCCTGTAGAGCAGTCTCAAGCACCTGAGCTAGATGCTTTTGAGCATGAAATTGCAAATCAGCAACAAGTACAGGAAACGCCAGAGAATACTGGAAACGAACAATCTCGTTATCAGTATTGGCAATCACGGTATGACCAAAAGGCAAGTGAATTTGATGCTATGAGTGAGAAAATTGCTCAATATGAAAAGGTTGCTCCAATAGCAGAATACATTGAAAAGAACCCAGCAGTTCTTCAAAATGTAGCAAGGTCACTTTCTGGTGATAACCCTCAGGTTCCCTCTCAAGAGAAATCTGCGGAATTGCCAAAGAAACCTCAACGTCCAACCAAACCGACTAATTACGATGCAACCGAAGCATATATGGACCAGGATAGTAATTCTTTCAAATACAGAGTTGAATTAGATAATTATCGAGATGAGATGATTGATTATCAGGAGACTATGGAAAACGCAAGAATTGAATCGTTACGTCAACAGGAAATGCAAATTCAACAAAGACAAGAAGAGTATCAGCAGGCACAAGCTGTCAATGGTATGAAAAATCGCTTAATTAATGAGTTTGGATATAATGTAGACAAAGCAGATGAGTTCTTACAGTTTTATAGTTCACCAGAGTCGATTACATTAGATAATCTTGTTCAACTTGATAGATTGAAAAATTCTCCTAGCCAGCAAGAGGTTGCGACAAAACAGAAAGTTCAAGCAATGCAAAATCAAAAACAAAGAATGCAGGTTCCAACGCCTACTGCTATCCAGACAGGCAATCCAGAGCCTCAATTTTCTGATGATGATTTGTTTAACTTGGGCTTGATGGCGAATAAAAAATAATAATTCCTATAAGGAGGAAAACTAAATGAGTGCAAAGAATTTAGGCTCAAGTGGTGTTCTTTATACTGATAGAAGGGATTTTTACATTCGTCCAAATGTCGTTAAAGAGCTTTGGACAGATGTTACGCCTTTTACTACTGTTGTTGCCAATCAAGGCACAATTACTGGTATGGCTGACCCTACTTTCAAAATGTTTGAACACAGAAACCCATGGCAGAAACAAGAATTAACTTTAACTGCTCACGCATCAGATTCAGTTTTGGATGATGATAACTCACAATCAGAAGCATTTGTAATATCTGCTGGTGAAGGTCTTCATACAGCAGTTGATGATTCTTATGTCGGACTAGAAGTCGAAATATGGAACTCAGCTAAAACAACTAAAAAAGCTGTTGCAATGATTACTGCTGTTACTGCTGGTGCTTATGGTACAGGTTCTGTCAACATGAGAATGCTTTCTAAAGCAGATAAAGTTGGAGGAATTGGTGACGATGGTACTGCTAATAACGAAAACCTGAACGTTACAATAGCAACTGGCGATGTTGCAGTCGTAGTTGGTAACGCACACGCTGAGGGAAGCAATTCTCCTTCCGCATGGGCAGACGAGCTAGAAGTTGTCTACAATCAATGTCAGATTTTTAAGACACCTCTTGAGATTACTGGTACTCTTTTAGAAGCATCACTTCGTGGTGAATCTAAAGAGCTATCAAGGCTACGTGACCAAAAAGCACAGGAGCATAAAATTCAAAAAGAGCGTGCTTTTCTTTTTGGTATGCATCCTTGGAATATTTCTGGTGGTTTTTCAGCACTTGAGTCTATTGTAGATGCTAGTGGTAATGCCATTAGAACTACAATGGGAATTATTCCAGCAATAGAAAACAATGCAGTAACAGGCGATGGAGCTAACAACTTTACAATATCTGAAGCAACCTATAAGTATAGCGACTTTGTAGATGATATGGAAAAAGTATTCCATTATGTTCCTGATGCTGGAATGAAGCGTGCTTTCGTAGGTGCTGGTGCTCTAGGGTACTGGTCTAAAATGGCTGGTGCTTCTGGTTTTGCTGGAAATTCTGGTTGGACAGTAAA